TCAATAGCATCGCCTAGACCTGTAAACAAGTCTTTTGCTAATGGTATTGCTGTTTCGATTAGTGGTCCTAATGCTTCTGCTACTTTAACTAAGAAGTCAAACATAACTCTTAGTGCTGGACCGACAATATCTCTAAGAACTACACCGATAACATCAAAGATAGGTTGTGCTTCTTCTAAGATACCCATCAAACCAACAAAGCCATCAAATGCCATTTCAACTGCTTTGCCTAGTTTGTCACCTAAAGAAAATGCTAAGTCTTCGTTTTCTTTAATGAAACTTGTAAATTTAACAGTGATGTTGTTGATAGCATCTGTAAGACCACCTTCGCCTACTTTAATTAGTAGACCTTGAATAGTATCACCTAGTGTTGATAGACGACCATTAAGCGTTTCAGATGCACGTTCCATACCACCTGAGAAACGTTCTTGGAAACCTTCTGTAAGAGCATCACGTGCGGCTGCCGCACCCTCCGCAGTCTTACCGAACTTAGACATTTCTCCACGAGTCTTGCCAAGTTTTTCCATTAAGATATCATAAACTGGGATACCTCTATCTTGTAGTCTATCTAAGTCTTCTAGTCCCAAACCACCTTGAACTGTTCTTGAATACAAGTCTGTTACAGCCGCAAGTGCGCCAACTTTATCACTAGACACAGCCGCCGCATCGCCCAATGTCCCAAGTAGTTCCATTGGTTCAAGACCTGCGTTTTGTAGTTTGATGAAAGATTCTGCTACATTATCAACCTTAAATGGTGTAGATTCTGTAAACTCACGAATACTTGCAAACGCTGAGTCTGCATTAGCCGCTGAACCTGTAACTGTTTCTAGAGCAACTTTTAAGTCTTCTGCGTTACCACTTGCGTCTAAAACTGCTTTACCAAAAGCACCAATACCGCCTACTGTGATAGCACCTGCAAGTAGACCCTTAAACTTACTAAATGAACCTGATGTTCGTTTAATACTTTTATCAACTTTGTCGAACTCTTTGTCTACGCTGCCTACTTTTTTTCTGATTGGAGCAAGTTGTTTATCTATTCTTGACAATGCTCTACTTGCGTTATCTATTGCCTTAATTTCAATTTGAATGCTAGTATCTGCCATTCTTCTTACTCCGTTTCTTCATTTCCGCTTCTTTTATTTTAAAGTATTCGGACCAACCTATGAACTCCGACACTGACATTTCATTAACTTCTGCTACTGTCTTATGTAGTGCTTCCGCTAACTGAAACCTAAAATATAAATCAGTGTCGGTCTTTAGTTTTTTGCAATTTCATCCTGCGATGGTTCGCTGTTCATAATGTCTGTAGCAACACGAATGACGACTTCTGGATCAACCGAATTCATTAACTCAAACATATCTACTTGTTTGAATAAACGATTGCCTTCTTCGTCTAACGCTCTTAGAACTAAAACAGTAGCAAGTGATTCCATAATCTGTCCAGATTGATGTAATTTTACTACTGCCTCAGTTTCCTTGAGTGTTGCTGTTGGTCGGAAATAAACAGTTGTGTTCCATTCTGGAACTTCTGTCTTTTCTAACCCGCCTGATATTTTACTTTTAAAATGCTTTTGTGCATTTAACATTACACTCATGATTTACCTCTTAGTTTGTTTCGTCAAGATCGCCGAGTAGGTTTGTCTTTGTATACCCTGTCGAGTCATTTGTTTGGAAGTCGAATGATGCTGTCACGATAGCATCTGGTGTGATTTCCATTGATGAGTTTGTGATAATCACCTGACCGGAGATTGAACCAGCAACCGCCCCACCACTGTTTAGTTCTAGCACGATTCCTACTGTAGAGCCAACTTCAAACGACATATGTTGTGCGTTTGATGGGTCTAGGTTACAATCAATTGTTCCTGAGATTTGACGTAATCCAGGAATGTATGTGCGACCATTAGCACCATTTACTGTTGTTGCTAGTGATGTTGTTTCTAGCATATCTGCTTCTTCTGAAATTGAGAACGATGTTACGTTTGCCACTGCTGTGCCACCAACTTTTACAACACCGTTTTGACCTTTTAAAACTGCCATTTGTTTGTCTCCATTATTTGTCTAAGTCACCTGATTGGTGATAATATTCCACACGCACAACCATTTGTATCGCGCCCAAAGGAAACAACACGCCTTCATCGGTGTTGATTTCCGTTACATTTGTATCTATCGAATAACCACCTCTGGTTAAATCAACATACAATGCTGTTTCGATTTCATCTGTTAGTTTGTTTCTTGCTGTATCAAGATACTTACCTTTAACGAAACCAGTAAGCACATACTCAATTGTGCCTAATCTGTTTTGATCAAGTGAGATTGTTTCATCTGTTTTTAACTCACTTCCTGTTTGAATTAAGATTGCTGGAAACTGAGCATCACTCAGTTCATCAATCTCAAAGATTTCACGACTTACGAACTTAACACTTTTGATTGAACGTAGTGTAGACACTAGGTCTTTTGCTATGTTCTCTCTGTAACTTGTTTTACTCATAAGTCTCTCCTTAGCTGTCTAGCAAATGCTTCTGCTACAAACTTTTTCTCTTGTGGTCTTACACCAAAAAATGGTCTTGTTTTTTGATTTAGTTTTGCTTTCTTCTGTTCTTCATTTCGTTTGAAGGAGACTAACACTTTAGTTGTGCTAACCTTTTCAACGTCCATGTTAGAAAGCATACGACCACTAAAATTCAAGTCAGGTGTCAGTCCTCTCCCTTTGTCTCTACGATACCCTTCGTAATCACGTGAATATCGTTTGAAACTTCCACTCAAACCGACACCTCGACTTGTTCTGTCGAGAATAAGTTCTCTAACTTTGTTTCCACTACTATTTAGAGCTTTTGGGATTGAACGATTCATTTTACTTTTAAAAGATGCAATGAAACGTCTAAAATTTTTATCGTTTATAGAAATGCCCATTAACGAACTAACCTACGTGTGTGGAATGGTTGCTTTTCAATATCTTCAACTGTGCCATCATCATCATAATCATAACGAACACCATCTTGTAGGATGTTGTTGAATTCTTCATTGTATTTCTTACGATAGTGCATCATCATAACTTGAAACTTGTCTTCATCACCATCTGCATTCCACTTCGTTAGTTGTGGTAGTGCATACTCTGCTAAGATAAGATAAACAGCACAACGTGTAAATTGTGTTTCGTCAAGTTTAGTGTCGTTCATTTCTAAAGCATAATTTGTTCTAACTGAACCCAATTCTACTTTAAAGTTCTTGCCACGAACCCACCATTCTGATCTTAATCTGCGTAAGATATCTTCACGTGCTTTTGTGTGATATGAATCAAAATCATCGATACCATATTCTAGAATATCTGGTTGATACTCAATTAAATTGTCGTCTGTTGACATTACCATGTGCGTTCTCCAAATAGCAGAAAAGAGAGGGAATAATTCCCCTCTCTAATATTTCAGAAATTAGATTGCGTTATTTGTGTAAATTTTAACGCCGTTTTCTGGTTTTACTGCTGAGAAGCCCCAAACTGCTGAACCTACGATTTCTGTCGCACGTTTCGATGCATCACGTTCTGTTTCTAGACGAACATCACGTTTCATTGCGCCGCCCATTGCGTCAAGTGCAAATACACCACCAACTGTTGCTAGTGTTGATTCAAAGATTGTGATACCCGCTACTGAACCAACTAGACCTGTTGACAATGCTGAGTTACCAACATTTGACAATGCACCTAGTTCTGTTGCACCTGCGTTAGCAAGTTGTTTCTTCAAGTTGTAAACTGCTCGTGGGTGGAATACAGCAACCATATTACCGCCTGCTAGATTTGAGCGTAGTTCTGCTGATGCTTTGAATAGTAGGTCTGCTGTTAGCTCTACATCGTTACCTGCACCTGTCGCACCGAATGCGGCATTTGATGAACCTGTGAAATCTGCGAATTTGCCCATTGCATCTGTGTCAAAACGAACTGCCATTTGCTGACCTAGAATACGACCAATTTCGCCTGCTAAGTTGTAGTTTGGCATTGTTTCTACTGCATCATCTGTTAGTAGAGTCATTGCCGCACGTTCTGCCATTGTGATTGTTGCGTGAACAGTAGTTTGCAAGTCTGAACCTGCTAGATCTTCGCCTTCTACTAGTGCAGATGAAACACCCTCTACATCCAATAGACCGAACTTTGGAATCTGAACAACGTTACCAACTGCGTTTGCAACTGGAACCATGTTCACTAGTGGGCGCATGATTGAATTTTCTTGCGCTGTGTATTGTGCTTCGATGATGATTTCATTAAAAAGATTTTTGCTTCCGTCATCATCTGGATTATTTAAATTTAGTGTTGTTGTAGCCATGTTAATTCTCCTATACTGGCGTTATACTTACCGTTGCTTTGCTTTATATTCTGCATATTTTGCACGGTCTTTTGGATTACTCATATCCAATGTTGTAATGTCTAAATCAGTTGATTTAGAACCGCCTCCTACTTTACCTGTGCTACCTGTGCCTGATGCACTAGGAGCCGCAAAGTGCGGGTTAGTAGCTAGAAAATCTTTTACTAGATCATCAACGCCCATTTGAGAACCATCATCTTTATACAGTGGTGTGCCATCATCTGAGATGACTTCTGACTGCCCTAGTTCGTTTAAACGAACACGATTCTTCAATAGGTCTGCGACCTGGTTTGGAGCAACGCTTTTATTTTTAGATGCG